CAACGCCACCGCAAGCACAGAGCCAACCGGAACGGCAACCCCTGTGTCGTTTCTAACACCGATATCCAGCGTAAGAGCTGAACCACCAAACATAAGTCCAGACATTTCAGTCTCCTAGAAGATGGGTGTGCCGCCAGCGAAATCAACTGCGCCCTGACGGGACATAGAAGAGCTAACAAGCATCGAGGTGAAATAGGTGTGACTGATGATGACATCGCTGTTAGGCGGAGTCAGGAAGTCAGTCTGGCGGAAGTCATCCGACTGAAGGATAGCGAGCTGGATACCAATTCCAGTTCCCTTGCCCTGAGCCAACGGGTTCTTACCGGGAACCTCAAAATACTCAGGCTTCAGGTTGAAGTCAGAGACTCCGCGCTTGCCAGAGGTAGTCAGGAAGTAGCACTTGCCACCACCGGACAACTCTTCGTCAGGCACCACGGGGGTTCCGTTGAAGAGCAGGTTCTCAAAGCCCTGGTTCCACAAAGCAACATCCCGCTCCTCCTGGTTGGGAGCAACAAGGCGCTTGAAGAATCGGTAAACAACCGGGTCAACAATGATGATGTCCGGGTGGGTGCCACGCTGGGAGCAGTCCATGTAGACCTCTTCCCAAGTGTCGAGCCCGTCCGTACCAAAGGCGGTGATCTGACCGCGCTGGTTATGCCAACGGGTGTAGCTCCCCTTGCTGATCCCGCCAACACTCTTTGTCTGAGCCGCAGTACCAAAGTCGAGCAGCGAGTCCAGTCCGTTAATCTCCAGAGTGTTAGCCCCGGCGGTAGCCGTCTCGGCACCACCATCGGCATACAACTGGCGCGAAAGGTCATTGACCATGCTGATCTTAGCAATCGCCATCTTCGCGTTGAGGAGGTTGACGATCTGATACTTGCCACGGTTCTGGGCAAGCTCAGTGTTGTCAATCACCATCGAAGCGCGGTTCTTGTACCAAGTCGGGAATCGAGCCTTGTCCGGGCCGTCTTCGGGAGTGGTCGAGAAAGTCGCATACGTGGCAATGGCGCCCACGTTCTGTGACTCGGTGAGGACCACCGGCAGACGACACTCAGTGCCGCCCTCGTAGACAACTGCGCCCTGGCGATACATATGCCAGAGGAGAGGGTTGGCTTGGACGATCTCCATCGCCACCGTAGACCGCTCAGCGGCTGCGGTGGTCGAATAAACCCGATCAAACGGGATAGTCGCTGTAACAGCAGGCATTTTATTCCTTAAATCCTAAAAGGTGTCAGGATTGATTCCAGACTCTTTCAGAGCGCGGGTCGCAGCTTCAAGCATGCTTTCACGCTTTCGCTTAACCGATGTTCCGCTTCTGGCAGACACTGGTGCGGCCTGACGCCTTTTTCGGCTTTTTTGCTTAGTGGCAACAACCTTCATCTCTGCCTGAGCAATACGTGCAGCGAATCTAATTGCAGCCCCTGGGTTGACGGACGCCAGCTTCGATAGGTCTGGATCTGAATCAATGATCTGACCAGCAACCGGAGCAAGCTTTCCATGGTCAAGGTCAGGGTAGTCAGCGGCAAAGGACCGATAAGCCCCCACCACCTTCTCCCTGTGAGCAACAGGTTGCATTTCTTGGGCCAGGGTATTCACACCAGCGGCGTCCATTGCCTTTTCCACAGCCTGGTCGGCGTAATACTTGATTACGTCTTCGGGGCTTGCTCCCGCAGAGAGGTCAGGAACTACTTCCTGTGGCTCTGCTTCAGCTTGCGGAGTTGGAACTTGTGCCTTGGCTTGAGCCATCATTGCGGCATTAGCCACATCGATTGACTCAAAATACTTCTCCTTGAGTCCAGCCGCCTCTTGCATGCTCTTGGTGAAAGCCGCCTGCATGCCTTTATAGGTAGACTGAAGCTCTTCGGGAAGCTCTTCTGGGTTGCCGTTCCAAAAGGGATCGGCTTCTTGTGTGGGTTCCTGGCTTACGAAGTGCTCTTCGTTACCATCAACATCATCAACCTCTTCGCCAGTCTCTTCTGAGTTATCCTCCTCAGGGATCTCGTCCGAGTTGTTGGCAAGCATTTCTGCTGTCATGGTTCCTCCATACGCTTGGTTGCGTCGGGCAATAGGAGTTTAACCACAAACTTTTGTCAAGTACCATCACCCAATCTTAATCGAGGGATTTTCTGTGGAACTCACTGCTTCTGAAGTATCTGACTGGCTAGAAAAAATCGAAGAGTCGGAGCGACTGCTGGAAGAGAACCATCTTCCGTACTGGCGGTCAATCCAAAACGACTACTCTGCACAGGCGGGAGATATCGATCAATTCTCAAGCCTGCACTACGAAGATGCCGACTCAGTCAAGATCAACTTCCTGCTAGCCAACGCCAACACAATCTTGCCTGGGGTCATCGCGGCCAACCCGCACATCTACGTAAAGCCCCGTAGACCAGCAGACAAGGACTCCGCTCGAATCGCTGAGAGCGCGCTTAACTATGTGTGGCGAGAGATTGACGGGAATAAGGTTGTTAGGGCTGCCGTCTTAGATGTTCTTCTCTTTGGTATTGGGTTTGTAAAGGCTGGCTATGAGGGAAGCGACTCCTTCTACACAGAAGAGGACTACGACACAGGCCCAGAAAAGGCTATGCCAGAGGAAGAGAACGGCCTTACCGGCGAGCAGCAACGACGCCTACGTGGCTTTATGTCGCAGGACCTTATCTCCTTCGATGACGGGCCAGACGACAACCCAACCCTGCACCGAATCGCCCCCTGGGACCTAATCATCCCTCCCGGCTACTCAGAGCTTAAGCAGTGCCCCTGGGTTTGCGAGCGAATGATTGTCCGTCTAGAGGACTTGAAGCGAGACGACAGGTTTAACATTCCAGACGATCTTCAGGCAGATTCGTGGCTAAGCGAGGCAGTGCCCGCATCTCTAAGCGGCCAGTCCGCCAGCAACAGCCTGGCTCAGCCAGAAACAACTCCAGAGTACGTAACTCTGTACGAAGTTCGCTACTGGTCTACGGCAGAGGATGGCCTTAGGCGACAGGTCATGTGGCTTATCCGAAACAGCGGTACAGGTGACGCCAAGGACTCCCTTGTTAGGCACATAGAGGACCCCATTGAGATGAAGGGTTATCCCTACGAAGTGCTTCGCTTCGTTGACGTGCCAAACAACTTCTACAGCACCAGGGTTTCCGACATGGCGTCCGTCAAGGAGATCGCAGACCGGCTCAATGAAGAGTGGGACTACGTCCTTCGGCATCACCGCCTTTCCTCTAGACGTAAGTTCGTGGCTGCCCCTGGAGCCCTGGAAAGCGGTCAGCTTGCCGCCCTGCTTGAGTCAAGCGAGGACATGGACGTTGCAGAGCTTCCGGCTTCTGTTGCGCGCATTCAGGATGCAATCATGCTTCTGCCAGAGGCTCCTCCTCCCAGCACAACCCCAATGGTGTTGAGTGGGCTGTCTAAGCTCATGTACGAGATATCTGGCATTGACTCGTTCCAGCGTGGTGGATCAAGCCGAAAGGGAACCACTGCAACAGAGGTTGCCATTGCATCAGCAGCAACTCGTGGGCGAGTTGGTATCCGCCTAGAGGCAACAGAGCGGTTCGTTTCTTCGCTCGCCAGAAAGATGCTTTCGATTGTTCGCCAGTATTGGGACGACATCCGCTATCTGAGAATCGACGGCTCTGACGGAGAAGACGAGTTCGTCTCCTTCACCGCCTCGGACATCCAGGGGATGTTTGACGTAGATGTGATGGCTGGCTCGACCATCCCAACAGACCCAGCCGAAGAGCAGCGCGCCTTTATGGGCCTTCTCCAGACCATTCAAGGCGTTGTGGCAACCATGGCTCCCCTTGTTCAAAGCGGGCTTGTGCCGCCAGATGCAATCCAGAAGTTCATGGACCAAGCGTTTAAGGTCTGGCGACAAGACAAGCGTGCTCTTGTTGGACCACTCTCTCAGATGCAGGGGATGGCTATGAGCGCAGGGGCTGCCGCTCAGGAGGCTGAGGGCGCTCCGCAAGAGGGAGTACGGGACGTTGGCATGACCGAAGAGGGGGAAACCCTCGCTGGCGCTGGTCCGAGAGAAGTGGCGCCACAAAATCAAGCTGATATAGTCAACAGGTTCCCATCTTAGGATTTACATGCGTATCTATGACATGCGTTGCATCGACCCTCTTTGCGGTCGTGTTTTTGACTGGCACACGAAAGCTGACGTTTACGAGGTCAGCAGCAGGTCCAACTTCAGGGATGTTCATTGCTGGTGGTGTGGACGGCTTGGGGCAAAGAGGGCCTACACGTCTGCCCCGGCGGACATCACTGTTAAGGGAACGTGGGGAAAGCACGCGAGTCCTGACCTGAAGGGCAAAAGCTACTATGGAAAGCAGGAATACGAACGTCAGGTTACTGCTGCTGGTAGCCATGTCGCTGACTCTGGAGATAGTCGGGGAGTCATTCAGAAGCGCAAGGGAAAGCCTACCCAAAGCCAAAGAGACTCTGCTCGGAGCGCTATCGAGTCGCTTCTAGTCAAGCATGGTGAGATGAAGCTGAAGGACATCATCTCTGAGACGGGGCTAACGAACAGCGCTGTCCACGATGTCATCTACAGAGATCCAGGCAGAATCAAGAAAACGGGCTGGGGGCTCTACAACGTTACCGGCGCCGAAGCCTCCCAGGGGTCCGCTGCTTCCTAGTAGACTTCTCAAACGTATCCCAGTCCTCCTCTGTCCACTTCCTGTGGTCCATGGCTCGCTCCATGTCCACCTCGACTGCGTTTATCTTGGTCATGCTGCCGGGCGTGTAGTGAGAGACAGCCGTCCCAATCATCGCAGCGACACAGGCGTCGTCGTTCTTCCCAGGAGGAGCCGACATTCTTGCCTGTAGGGAGTCGATTCCGTCTTTGCTGTAGAGGACGGTTCGCGTGTACGCCTCCATCTCATCAAGCACCTGCTTTGAGTGAATCTTCACGTAGCCTTCTTTTAAGGCGCGCTGCATAAGGCCAACCATTGCTGGCTTGGTTTTCCTCGTTGTGTCCCATCCAAGCATGATGGTGGGACCGCCAATCGAGTCTATCGTTACGCGGCGGTACAGGTTGAAGTACCTAGACCGCTCAAGCAGGGCGATGAGTCCAGCGCCAAGGCCGGTCACCTCTGGAGCAAGAATCGCGTTGTTGTAATAGATAGCTATCAGCAAACAGAGTGGGGCAAGGTCATCCAACTCAATCTTCCCGCGCCACTCAGCAACCTGCTCCAGCGTGGCTAGGTCGCATACGTAGATATGGTCCCAGTCTTTGCTGCCAATCCCTTTGCTTACGTCTGCGGAAACGACATACCTGTTCCCAGAAACAGGATGCTTCCAAACAGAAAAGCGACCACTCCCAGGCATTACCTCGTCTATTGCTGGCCTATAGGTGGAGTACAGCCTCTCTCTGCCAGACGGGTAGTTGCTTGAGTCTCTGATTTCGTACCACTCGTGCTTGGGGCAGGCGTTCTTGGCTGGAACCTCCGCCCCAGAGTAGGGGAGGCACAGCTCACACCAGCATCCGTGGACCTCCCTCTGAGCTATCAGGGAGTTCCGGTCGAACACTGGCGAGCCAGAAGCGCTAAACGCCTCTTGGTCTGTGCTTGGGTACTCTTGGTGGAACCGCTCGATTGAGCCGCCACACTTTGTTGCAATGGTTGAGCGTCGCCAAGACAGGTTCTCAAGCGAAACCCACTCGCCAAACTTGTCCAGAAGCTCCCGCTCAGGCCCATCTAGGGAGGCAACAAACTCAGCCTCTGGGCAACCAATCGGCCTGACGTACTCTTCAACGATGAACCAAGGGGTGAAGTGGGCATACCAGGCTGAATCGGAATCTCCTGGGTACTTCTCCTTGAGCGGCATCCATGGATGAGGCTTATCGCCCCACACCTGGGCGCTTAGGTACATCGTGTGATGGAAGTCGCCAGAGCCATTACAAGTAGACTCTGAGTAAGCAAACGTGCCTGGGCCGTCTGGCATCGACTGTAGAGTCGCTAGGAAGTAACGCTCAGGCTGCTTGTAGAAGGCTACCTCTGAGAAGTGGGCTAGCCGGGCAGTCGTTCCGCGAGCATCTTCTGCGCTCTTGGCTGTCATAACAGACAAGCGACTCCGAAGGCCTGTTGGTCCGTTAGGAGCACGGAAGTCTAGCTCTGTCCTGTTGTTGTACTTGGTTAGCGGCTGAAGGTTCCTCGGAAGGTTGTCGTAGAACATCTTCGCCTTAGTGAAGATGCCATGAACGGAGTGGTCTGCGTGGGCAGCAATGAGGGCAATCTCATCCCTCCTCGTGATGCAGCGATGAAAGAGCCAGCCCTGAATGTGGGTGCTGCATCCAGCCTGCCTGGCCTTTGCCTCCCATACGCGGATGGGGATGTTGGCCTCTTCCATTTCGTTCAGCATTTTCTGACGAATCTGCTGGCTCTTATTCAGCTTGAACGGGAGAAGCTCGCCCTTCTTTGTCTGAATTAGAAGGTGGCTCTCCGCAAACGAAGCGAAGTCGCTGTAGTCGCCCGAGGTCAACTCAATCTCTGCGACCTCTGCGAAGGTTTTTTGCTGTTGTTTTTTTGCCACCGGCTCTCGCCTTCTTCATCCAGCCCACAAGGCTCCTACGAACCATCCTCAGGCTGTTCTTGTGAATGACTCGACAGTGATACCTGCTGTTCCTCTTCTTTCCTGGGTAGACAACGTAGGCAACCTGAAGCTCAGTAAACCTATCGACCAAGAGGCGAACGTCCTTCCTGGAGACGCCAAGCTTAACTGCGGCTGGGCGACACGCGAGGAACCCGGCAGCCGTCGCCTTTTCAAAGGCGGGCGTAGCTTTCTCGTCTGAGAACACCTTAAACCCTGGCGGTATCGGTGGTCCGATGGTGTAGACCCCATCAGATGCGAGCCACCTATCGAGGGTGTCCATCGTGGAGTATCGCTGTTGGATCTCCCACTCATACCTCTCATGGTCTGAGCTGAAGTCAGAAGGCTGAGGCAACGAGGCCAAGCCTCTTCCTCTTGTTGTATCGCTTCACAGCCTCGATATGCCGCCTACGACCCTCCTCTGTCTTCTGCCAAGCGCACGTTGTCTCAGAGCAACACTGCTTGCACCAGGAGTTCTTGCCGTTCCTGCGTCTACGGGCTACCCCGAAGTCACCGACAGGGAGCATCCAGTCCCGGCCAAGCCTCTTGCATCTCGCACAAGGCATGTGGGTGACTGAGCTGTCTACGATAGGCGCCTTCTCTGAATCGAGTTTCGCCTGCGTTGAAATGCACGACGAACACTTTGAGCGATGACCGTCTCTCGACCGAGACTCCTTGTGGAAGGAGGTCAGTGGGAGAACTACCTTGCAACTCGTGCATGACTTTGGTCCATACGAAACTTGGTCACACTCAGAACACCTAAGGCTGAGCCTGTCTTTTGTTCTGAGGTCTTCGCGGAATGAGTCAAGAGGAAGGGTCTTCTTACATGCACAGCACTTCTTCGACCCATCCATTATTTCTCCACGAAGTAGCCATCTCCAGAAGAGATAAGAAGCTTCTTGACCTCGCGAGGGAGCTTGTACCAGTCCATCTGAGAAACGCGCCTCTTAGCAGGAGCCGCAACAGGAGCAGGAGCAGGAGCAGCCTGAACCACCTCTTCAACCACCTCTTCAACCTCGTCTTCTGAGGAAGCGTCAGATTCGGCTGTCTTGATTGCGTCGATTGCACGACCGATGTCCGCGATAAGAGACGACCTGTGTTTTCCGTCAATCTCTGCCCTGAGAACCACATCGAGTCCGTCGAGGTCGAGCCCATCTAGCTGAGAGCGAGCATCTTTTACGGTAAGTTCGTTAGGATCAAACATAAACCCTCCAAGGGTAGTGTGCTGACACAATAAACAAGTGCAGCCTAGAAGGCAACAACAATGGCAGCAAAAGGAGCTATTGATGCCAGTAAAAAAGTGTAAAGCTGGGAGTAAGTCTGGGCACAAGTACGGCAGCAAAGGCAAGTGCTACACAGGTAAGCAGAGTAGGCAGAAGGCTGCCAAGCAAGGTAGAGCAGTGAAGGCATCTCAGTCTAGACGCAAGAAATACTAGGGAGTCGGTTGTGTACATTCCAAGCAAGCATATGTCGGAGAAGGTAGAGGATGTAATGCAGGAGGAGGGCAAGAAGGCCCTGAAGGAGCCTCATCATCCTCCACCCTGCGGGCCAACGATTAAGATCGTAATCAACACAGGCCCCTCGGCTATGCCGCCTCCCTTTCGCTCAATGAGCCACAAGTCAAAAAGCCACAAGCCAATGAGCCACAAGCCAAAGAAGCGAAAGGCCAACAAGTCCGTCGCCGGGCCAATGGAGAAGGCCTTAGGCAGCGCCTACTAAGGAGACTTAGCCCATGCCGTCGAGACTCCCCGCTGGAGAAGTACAAGACGCGCTCTCTTCTATCCGCCTGGATGCTAAGCGAGACGTTGATATTCTGGAACTTGCAAAGCGCGCAGCCATTGCTGGGGCTATGGGGGGCGCAGTTACTGGAAATGTCGCTAGGGCGACGATCTCTTATGAGGACTGGCTGTCTGACATAAAAAGTCGCCCTGTAATCTTTCGCGGGCTTAGGGGAGACGTGGTTGACCCCACAGCAGCCCTCGCTGGCTCTCGATTCAAGGCAGCCTATGGGAGCCCGAACCCGGCTGCTGCCGCAACATACGCCACACCGAGTACCGCTGATTTAGACAAGTACGGGGGCCGCTTTGAGGGGCCGAGAAACCGGAGAACTTGGCGCAGCCCCTCCGGCGGAAAAATGACCTTTGGTGATATCGCAGAGGGTGGCTCTGTCTACCCCCTCCGCGCAGCATCGAAGAGGGATGTCTTGCGATATGTGGACGAAGATTTCGATAACATGGCTGAGGTGCTGGCCGCTGACAAGATGGGGAGACACGTAGACCTACTTGACGTCATCCAGAATCCAGCAACCCCAGCGGACGAGAAGATAGCGGCTGCAAAAGCGATAGACGACCTAGCTATCGAAAGCGAGTTCAACACCCTAGCGACTAAGACTCCCAAGGGTCGCCTTATCTCTGTTGCCCCGTCTACGTTTCCAGACACTTGGGCAGAATATCCACCGCTAGACCCGTCACACCTCTCTGCCCACCCCACCGAAACATACTCTTGGCGCGACCCCTCTGCCGTGGACCTGGCCGGAAAGCCTTTTCAGACTAGCGAAACGTCTGAAATCCTAAGGGCAGCAGCAAAACGGCTTGGATACCCTGAAGAGGGACTAAGCAACAAAGAGTTTGCGGAGGCTGTAAGCGAGCACGAATCGGGCGTCACCCCCTATAGCAAACTAAACCGCAACCCAGACGATAAGTGGGCGTATCGAAGAAGCGAGTACACCGACAAGGCTCGCAAGCTAATTGATGAAGTCCAGAACGACCCACGCTTCCAGCCATCCAAGAGGGCCAGGGCTATCCAGTTCCTAAAGGGCGCAGCCAAAGAGGCCGTGAGGCCAAAGAACATCCTCACAGACGCCGCCATAGGCAGCCTTGTTGGACCTACCGCAGCCATTCTTGGATACGAGATGAATCGCCCACGCTCTGCTGGCATCTTCACGCCACAGAGTGAAGATTACAAGGGCGCCAGTACACAAGAAGACATCCTCGCCATCGCTGCGGCGAAAGAGGCTGAAAACGAAGCCCGAAGGCAGCAGTACTTCGAGGAGGCTTTGGCGACAGGCGCCAGCGTACCGACAGGCGCACGCATCTCAGACCTGGCCGAGTATCTAGGCCCCATTAGGTAGCTAGGAGTTCGCTGTGCCGACAGTCGCTGGAAGAAAGTATCCCTACACAAGAGATGGAATCGCTGCTGCTGAGGCAGAGAAGCGTCGTCTAGCCAGAGCAAGCGTGCCCTACGAAGACATTCTTGCTGAAATCGAGGGCCTCCCTATTGGGGTGGGCGGTGACTTGGGTGCCTTGTTGGGCCCACCGCAGCCATTCATCAGGAAGCCCACGCTCAGGGCACGAATCCCTCTTGCTGAAAGGCTGGGACTCAGCCTGGAGGGGAACCCAGAGAGGTTCATGGGCATCCTAAGTGGTAGATGGTAGAGGCCCTCGCCTCTAAGACAGCGTCCTTCTCGCATACTCAGCAATCAAGACAGCGTCTGCCATCCCATCATGAGGCACGCTTCTGCGTCCGGGCGTTAGGTTGATGCCTGGAAAGAGCTGAGTCGCTAAGACCGCCGCATCCTCCTTCCCCTTCTTCCTCTCAGCACCCGCTCTCTTTGGAAGACCGAGGGCCTTCTTCCACTGCTGTGGAGTGGGCTCCTCATGCTTTGCCCCAATGGCAACAAGCATTCCCTTCAAGAACCCCCAGTTCGTGCCGATAGTAAGGACTGAGCGCACCCCCTCCTTTGGGCGAACAGACGCACGCTCAATCGCCGCATAGATGGTGTGGCCGTTCCTAATCCCGGAGAACCACACCTTGATGTCATAGAAACAGAGCGGCCCTGTGCTGCCCCCTAAGCGCGGCATGGGCGTGATGTCCACTATCTGACCCTCCTCAGAGATGGCGGCTAAGCCCCCCGTCAGGCCAGGGTCTATTCCAACGAATACTCTTCCCACTTGATTGCCTCCTCTTCCGCAGCATTAGCAAGCGGGCTGCACCGCAGGGGATACCCAAGAGTCTCCTCATACTCCCCATGGAACCTGCTCCATGAGATTGCGGCCCTCTCCTCCAGAGCAAGTCGTCTGCTGAGCTTCTTGAAAAGCTTGCCCTCTATTAGTTCCTCTTCTAGCTCGCCCGCCTCATGGGCCTTATTGGCCCAGACCTTAAACAAGTCGTCCCATCCACGAGCAGAGGCACGCATCGCAAGCCACGCAGAGACAAGCATCGGCCCATCTCCACGCAGACTCTCAGCCTTCTTTACAGCCCCCCTGTGAATACCAACTGCCCACGCCTGCCATTCGTTGTGCTCAGGCCAGTAGTTGATAGAGGTGCGCGGCTCTGTGAACCCCAAGCACACCATCTGGATGTGGAGGTGACGCCAGTCCTTAGTCATTGCGTCCCCTGAACCACCCGCTCCCAGGCTCCCACCGACAAAAGGCTGTTCCTGTTGGGCCGTTCCTCTGTGCCCTGACAATCACCTCAGCCTCGTCTGTGCCTGGATAGTCCGCGTCATAGACGGAGTGTCTGTAGACGAAGACGACAGCATCAGCGTCTTGCTCAATCTGCCCGGAGTCACGGAGGTCTGAGAGGATAGGTCGCTTGTTCTCTCTGAACTCACAGCTTCTATTGAGCTGCGCTACCACAAAGATAGGGATATCAAGCTCCATAGAGAGTCTCTTGAACGCGCTGGATGCCTCCGCCACTTGACGCTCTCTACTGGTTGACTGCGGCAGCTTGAGAAGCTGGAGGTAGTCAATCGCGGCTGCTGAGATGTCGAGGTTCCTCTTTTGCAGACGAATCGACATGAGCGCAGCGCCCAGGCTCTTGGGCTTGTCATCGAAGTAGATAGGCACGCCATCCCAGCTACTGAGAATGCTCTCTCTCACGGAGACAACGTCTTGGGCTGTTTTGCCCAGGGGAGCCTCTGAGGACGCAATCCTCTCCCCTATCTGGGCCTCGTTCATCTCGGCTGAGACGAAGAGGGTGGGCTTGTCGTGAATCCTGGCGATGTTCCTGAGCACCGAAATCATCAGGTGCGTCTTGCCCATCTTGGGACGACCGCCAATGACGACCATCTGTCCCGGCCTGACGTAGAGGATGTTGTCTAGGCTATCTATCCCTGACTTGAGCAAGGTGTTCGTCTTTAGCCCAAGGCGCTGTGCCTCAAGGTCTTCCAGATAATCCCTTGCTAGGTCATAGGCCAGCTTCGGCTCAGAGCGACCCTCAGGAGCCCACGTAGTTACCGTAGCGATAGAGGCTGAGTACTTGAGAATCTCAGAGAAGGGTTCTTGGTCGAGGTCCGACTCAATCACTCTATGAGCGAGGCTTACGATGTGCTTCCTACGCGCAGCCTCAACGATGGTAGCTACATAGGCTTCTACGTTCTTCCTTGTAGCTGGCGTTCTCTCGACAGTCTCAACGATGGTGCCGAAGGTCTGGTAGCTATCGAACTTCTTCCCTTCACCTATACGGTCTTCAAAGCGGTCAAAGAGCGTAGCTCTGTCTGGCCCAATCCCAGCAGTCCTGTCTTTGACAAACTGCGCCCACAGGATTCTGTAGTGAGGATGGTCAAAGTGGTCCTTCTTGATTCCTAGGGCTTGCGCTTCATCTACGCAGACAGGGTCCCTCAAACAAACACACAACAGCGCTTTCTCAGAAGAGAGCGCCATCTCACACCCCGCCTAGAAAGACATCGATAACTTCCTCGCATGAGCTAGGAGGAGTAACCCCCATATACCCACAGAAGGCCATGACAGCCTCAGGTGTGTTCCTGTTGCCCTCAGGGTCCAGATGAACCCAGGCTTCAAACTTGTAATCAGGATGTTTGTTGTTCTTACTCAACCAACGAACCGCATCGAGAGAAACAACAGGAGCGTCCTTCTTTGAGGACTCCTGTGTCCTGCCCCACCAGTTCGTCAGGAAGCGCCGAGCGCTCTTCTTCTTATTAGACGCCTTTTCAGACTCCCAGACAGCCGCCTTTCTCGCCTCATTAAGAAGGTCAACGTCTGGGAAGGCCATCTGAGCCCGAGACAGCCAGCCCATTAAGGTATCTCTCTCTCCGTGCCTCCTGGGCCACACCTCAATCATGAATCTTCGCAGTTCATCTAGCTCTTCTACGGTTGACACACACACCTCCACACTCCCCAGAAGGGAACAGCATTTTAAACGTTCATTGAACGCCCCTGACTTCGACTCTGCTCAGCCCATCCCCAAGCCCCCTCAAGGAGCTACCTTGAGAGGGCATCAGGGGGGTGTGGCTCAATGCAGAGCGACACAAACACCGTAACACGCCCCGCCAGCACAGTCAACCCCTCATCTCACCCTCACCGATTCAGGCTTGACGCTTTTTTATCTCGTATGTAGGCTCGCGCTGTAGGCTGCGTAGGCTACTAGGCTAGTAGGCTACGTTTAAGACACAAAGTGTCTACTCTCTAGGAGTCTAGGCTCTAGTAGGCTAGTAGCCTACGTAGTCTAGTTGTCTACTAGGCTTCTGGAGTTAAGTCTTCTCTAACGAAGTAGGCATAATCGAGGACTTCAAAGGTAATTTCGTCCTCAAGAGCCTGCATAGCCGGCTCACCTACTGCTTCGATCAGGTTCTGTAGAGCTTCGTCTTCATCTTTGCCAAATGAGACGGCTGTAAGGATGAACCTATACGCCTTACATTGCTGTTCGTTCTGACCGTCCATGCAGATATGCCTCTACGAGAGTATCTCTTTCTCTTCGTAGGCTTTGGATCTGCTCATCACGCTCGTCAATCAAATCGAACAACGAAGGAACAAGCTCAGAAGCCTCGCTGGGAACATTACCCTCCCAACGTCTCCAAAGCTCGTCCCGCTCTTCTCTCGTTTCTACCTTGAGTTCCATAACTGGTCCTCCAAGCTAAGTATCCTAACACCATCATAATCAATCCTACGTAGGGCGCAATAAGGTTTTTGTATAGTTGAACTAAAGCGCGCGTACTGAAGATAAATATATAGAGCCAATCGACCCCCCCTGGGGGGTGGGTTCTCGCCTGCGCCCGCGCGCGCGCATCCGCGCATAGGCGTACGCATAGCCGCACCCATGCAGCGCATGATGCTTGCCCAGCCCTGGCCGTGCCGCAGGTACAGGCGCAAGGCTCTCCCTGCTACCTCGAATCAGGACCCAAACCGACACGCTGCAACCCCCATGAGGGAGGTCTCCCACTCTTACACGCTATCTCCCTGCGCATAATGCGCCTCCAGATTCAGCGCGAAGAGAATTTGATGGTGTCGCCGAACTATGGTTGAATTGAATTGTCGCCGGATGACCCAGCGACATCAATCGAGCCCCCTAGCGGGGCGAAGGAAAAACATGAGCACGCTCTCCCTCTGCATCGATGAAATTCTTGAAACCTACAGCACGGGTCACATCCACTGCCTCTACACTCCGAAGGAGGGTGCGCTTGAAGGCCAGCAGCGCCGAGGCTTCGTCTCCCCGAAGGGGAAGGCCGTCAAGAGCATTCCGGCCAGCGCCTCCCCCGTGAAGCCGAAGGCTCCTGCGAAGGAGGTCGTCGTCGTCGAACAGTCGGCTTCTCCTGCCCCCCGTAAGCCGAAGGCGGCGAGCAAGCAGATGCCGACCGTCGAAGACGGTGAGCACAATTACAGCTTCTATGCTCGCTGCGTAGCAGTTGGTTTCACCAGGAAAGAGGCGGCGGCTTCCTACCGGAAGCAGCGCGACGCTAAGCGGGATGCTCCGAAGGAGCCTCGCTTTCCCAAAAACCCGATGCCCCGCGCCAAGCATGACGACGCCGTGGTTCCTACCACTGCAAGTGGTAGTGACGATGTTGACGCCATCACCGACAACCGCCGTGCTCGTAAGCTCGCTGAGCGGTCGCTACACACTGAAGGCAATAGCCTTCGTGACGATGTAGCAGCTAACAGCGCCATTCTGGCCGCAATCGCTAAGCGACTGGGTCTCAACTAGGAGCAAGCGTAGGCGGGGCGCATGCGTAGGGCATGTGTCCCCGCCTAGCCCCTGGGCAATCATGCCCACCCATGCAGGAGTATGACCATGGACGACCGCGACCCAATCGCTATCACCTTTGTCGGCACAGGACCGGAATACACTGCTCATCTTGAGCACATGCGCATGGAAGCGCTTACAGCAGAGCAAGAAATTGCTCTCACCGTGACCCCCGCTATAGCGATCAGGCTTGTGCAGGTGATGGATGCCTTTGCTTCCGAGATATGGGGAGACAAGGAGCTAAGCGAACACCCCAAGCTGCAAGCTGCGCTTGCTGAAGCCGACGACATCGACCGCGCCCTATGGGCTCGCTTGGAAGAACTCGGAATCCAGCACTGATGGACTACGTACTACCTAAAAACTGGTGCAACAAGCGAACTCGCTTGAGCATATACATGCGTGACCAT